GGCTACTCAGCTGACAAAACAGCGGAGTTTCTTTACCCAAGGATGAGGGCGGTGTGGGCGGCTCCATTCCCAATTAATGTTATAGCAACTCCTCTCGTTCTTAGGATGAAGTCATCGCGTCAAAACATTCTAGGTATGTGGCATGATCCCGCTAATCAGGCTGTTTATATTCCTAAACTCCAATCTCAGGGTAAGAAATCCTATGAGATTGATTACTCAGGTTACGATACTACCATATCTAACGAGTTAATGTATATGGTATATGACATGCTGGCAAAGAAAGGCTATGCACCCTGGGAGGCCGATTTTATGGCAGAACTTACACTTAGGCAAGGTGCTATCACTCCTTCTTTCCTAGGTGTCACAGATTCCGCGTCCTATTTTAGGCATAATGTGACTCTTATGTCTGGCCTCTTACCTACTTCTGAGCTAGGTTCAATAATCTCTCGTACTATTGTGCTTTATTGCCTCAGTAAGCAGCACCCCGATTTAGTAGAACGTGCATTCTCAGGGAATTTTGTAATACTTGTACAATCGGATGACGTTCTATTCACAACTGACAAGGATATTGATATTGACCAGTTCAAAGCCTCAGCCGCTAAACTAGGAATCATCGCTAAGGTTAAGGCGGGGAGTACTTTCTTGAAGCATTTCCTTCCTGTTGGTACAGTATCTAAAAGATCCAAGCCCTTTTCACGTAATGTTCAACAAACATGCGGGAATGAGGATAATGGTAATGGTAAGCCCAATGCCATTCATAAGCTTGGATTAGGAGCCCGTTTAATAGGTTTAAACGGACACCCGCTATTTAGCAAATACTGGCCCAGGCTCTTTGGTATTTATGAAGCCCATTTTGATTATGTGAAAGAAATTGAACATAAAAAGGAATGGCTCCAAGGTACTCCAATGTTAACACATGGTGATATAAGGGCCATCCAGCAATACGCTGAATCAACGTCGGGAGATTCAGTGATGACTAACCTCTTAGAACGTGCAGCCTTCGACCCCTCAGCTGCAGCAGTCATTGCCTTCCTAAAGGAAAAAGGATTGGCCCTTGATTTCTTAGAGGCCGATCAAATCAGGGCTCGTAGTGAGTATACTAAAGCCTTATTCACTCCCCCTGGACCTGACGATTTATTTAACCTTTTATCATTCGCACGATGGAACACTTAAATCCACTTGTGGAATTATCTCTCCAATTAAACGAGAAGTTCCCAGGGTCTGGCTATTCTAGCTATACCCGCAAATTCATTAGGAATAAAACCCTACCTTCCTATCTTATTGATATGAAGGAACCCACTCTTGAAGTCAAGGCTCCCTGCTTGGCTTTAAGAATTAGAGAGAATCTCATCTTTTATATTGATGGGAATGACCTCACAAATTTCACTATGGGTAAGCACTCATTCAAGTTTGCTTTACCCCCTTCCATATT